AAACAAAATTAACCCGATCATCTGTTAAAATATCCATGTAATTACCATTGTAATAAAACACTTCTTTACCGTTTAGAATTTCTATTCTGCCAATAAATTTACAAGTAGCAGTAAGAACATTCCATTTGGGAATTAGAATTGCTTCCATGCCAACTAAAAGCCTGTTAACCCAAGCATCCTCATAAACCGGTGCTGTTTTTGAGTAGATCATTTTCGGATATACGTTTTTAAAATATCTGTACTTGCCGCGTCATGTGGCGTTACTTTATACGCAAAACGATCACCAAAAAAGCTATCAGTTATTTTTACCCCTACCATATGCGTAGTATCTCCGTTGGTTATTGTTTGATATGTTGCTTTTACTAATGTCAACGGAGAGAAGCCGGCTTCAATAGGAATAAATTTCAATTCATTTGCTTCATTTTTAATTACATAATACAAATCTAACTCAACTGAATCAGTACTAAAATCAGTAAAATCAAAAAAAGCAAATACAGTACCATTAGCCCTAAATGGCGACCATATATAGGTTGAATCCGCGCCGGTAATATCTCCCAAGTTATGGCTTCTTTCTTGGGAGAAAACCGGCAATGAACATATCATCAACAAAAGAAATACAGCCTTTTTCATTATTTTATTTCAATAGGTGTAACTTTTAAAGCCACTAAGTCCATTTCAACCCTTGCCCCTGGCGCTCCAGTTAATAGTATTTTGACATATCTATAATCAGTACCCGGAAGCGTAATTGTTTTGGTTTGAATTGGCACAACCACAGTGTCTGGATTAGTGCTTATTTCATTGGTATGAATCTCAGTATACGAAGCTAGAGATTCCGTATAAGTATTTTGCGACGTATTCGCATCATAATTTGCGGTAGTAGTCCATGTTACTGCACTCCCAAGATTTGTATAAACAACACCATCGTAAGAACCCTGTGGTTGAATAGTTACATTGCCTGAACAACCTGTGAGTGTATCGCCTGATATAGTATAAGAAATAGTGTACCTGTTTGTCAATGATTGTTCGACAAAGAAAACAGCATCTGCGGTTGCTACGCCGTTTATCGTATCGGTTACTTTACCAGTATACGATCCATAATTATTATTAACACCTACCCATGTGTCATAAGTAGACCTTACCTGCGTAAATGCAAGCATAGGAACTAAAGCGAAAATTAAAAAAATAAGTTTTTTCATTATTATAAATAATTAAATGTTACGTAGTTATCATTCGATCCCGGTAATGCGGGGTCTTGAAAATCAAGAGCATCTATTAATTTTTTATATGCCCTATCTAATTTTGACGCTAAGGAATGTTTTGTATCACCTCTTAAATCTATCATTATATACTCACTTACCTTATCTGAAGAAATATTTCGTTCATTCAGTGTAATTCTGACTTCAGGATTAGTAAAAAACATTTCGAGAATATCGTATTGCCATTGCAAATGAATACACTCTACAAATACCTGAATATTACTAAGGATAAACTGAGTTAAATCAGCGGTAACGCTAATATCAATCCCTAAACCATAACTATTAGATGTATAAGAATTTACATCATTAATGAAATCAGTTGTAGTATTAGGAACTTCAAAAGGCTTAATGCAAACTAACTTTGAATCATTCATAACCGAATTATAGGCTTGTCCGGTTAAGTCGTCTTGGTCATAAAATAAAAACCATCTGGCCTCTCCTGTCAAATCTATATCGGTAATATCTGTGAATGCAAAATCTGCCGATCCTGTTATTGCGAACGAAGTAACTAAAGTATTGTTTTTATACAAGTACATTGTTACATTTTCATCTTCTGAGAATTGACCTGAAATACGATTAATAGTAATCTTTAAGTGATCGCTTGATTTAGGTCTTATCTCAAAACCAACGTAATTACTTGCATTAACAATCAAATCAGAATCATCTGAAATAGAATAAAGCTTTGCATGATCAAGAATAGGACTAGTGAGTATTGACTTGCTTAGTACGCTCTCAAACACGCCCAAAAGCTTGTTTTTAATCCAAACAGATTCTAATGTAGTTACTTTCCACCAAGTAGTAAGATTTACGGCATGGCCTATATTGTTGTCTTGTAATGAAACATAATAAATAGAAGCACTAACAACCAGGTCATCTTTTAAATAAGTATCCGTTCCGCTATAAGTAGGAACAACCCAACTACTAGCAGGCAACATAAATGATAAAACATTCCTTAACGTAATGAGCGGATTCACCCCAATATTATAATATCTCCCTGAGTTAGACACGCCAATAAGTGATGCGTCTAATGTGGAAGTATAATTGTCAGCTTTAAATTTAATCTCTGACAACAGAGCTGTCTGTATTTGGGATAAATCGAAATTCATTATGAGTATACCTCACCTTCAATTTTAATTTCAAGTGTCTCACCGGCGTTATTCTGTACCTTTAACTGGTCAGTTTCCCAATACACGTTAACTTTCGAAGCCGTATTTTTGGCTATTGAAAACTGAGTACCGTTACCAGCGTCAAGCGTGCAGGTAGGAGTTCCGGCGGAATCATACAAATGTATAATTGCCGAATTGTGTACAGCTAAAGCGGATGTGTAAGAAACACTAAATACCCCGCTTTTATTTGCTATTTTAGTCGAGAGGACTGCTGCGTCCGCTACTGACTGAGCATAAGTTATATTCATAATTAAACTTTCAAACCGTCAATTTTCAAAATAGGATTAACATAAGTCGCAGTATCAGAATTGTACTTTTTCAAGAAAAAGAATGAATGTACAAACCCGTATTTTTCAACCCATGACATTGCGCCATTAGCCGAAGAAGCCTTTTCCATTTCCTGATAAAGTCCAACCTGACTACCAAGCATAGGCAAAGGTAAATTAGATATTCCCCATTCAGCTTCACCTACCTTTTTCCCCATACGGAAAGGTAGTTTATAATTCAGAACGGAACCAACTGAGCCGCTTTCTACATAATACGAAGTCCAACGAACATCCGTAGAATTAGTAACCCGGTTTGAAAGGAACATTTGCGGAATCATCTGAAACTGCATGTTCTTTTCGTTGGTTGATCCATATTTGTTAATCTCGTTAACAACTGAACCAATAAGGGGATTTGCAATCAGGATAGCGTTATCTGCCGACCAGTTATTTGCAGCGGCCATAGTCCGAAGATTTGCAAATACAACATCTTTCTGAGCGTCTTTTGTTACTGACAAAATACCTGAATCAAAATCAAAACCATTGAAAGCCGGATCAGCTCCGTCCCATACAAGGGTTTTATTTGTGTTCAAAAAAGCGTCAATCAGATCCTCATAAGCCTTTGCAAGGGCTTCGTCACACTCACGCATCCGGTTAGCTTTAATAGCATCAACGGAAATCATGTTGTTTTCGTAATCTTCAGGGAATATGCCAAATCCGGCAAAAAGAGTAACAAGCGACAGCGTACTATATGCTGTTTCGGCAGTGTTCAATGGAATATTAAACGATTCAGCAGTCGCAACCGTAATCGCGCCTTTCTTTATCGCCGGTATCCGTACTGACCTGCCCTCGATCTTATTTAAGATAGCCTGTAGTTCAGGCGTTAAATAAGGCATTTTCGGAGTTTCCTGATTAATAGCCCTGATCAGCCCGAAAAGTGAATCAAATCTTTCCTGTTCGACGGCTGCGGTTGCTTGGTAATCAAGTAATGCAGTTTGATCAATCATAATTATTAAATTTTAAAAGTTAAACATCCATAGCCGTCCCTGGCTTTATTTTTTTTCTTCAATCAGTTTATTCTTAATCATTAATTCTTTGAATTTTGGCGCAAATCGCGGATCAATCTTTGAAATACCAGATTGAACAATGTACGCTTCAATTTTCTGTATTTTTTCTGCCTTTGGCATTTCAGGGGGTAATATTAATTCACCACCTGTTGACTGTCCGTCACCACTCCCCCCGCCTGCCTGTGTATGGCCGGTATCAATTATATCTTTAAGTCTTTCAGAGAACCAATCACTTGCTTTTACCTTTTCATATGTGGTTTCGTTAATAAGATATAACTGTCCATCTGACCCCGTTTCTGTCTTTCCGAACTTTTGTTTGGCTTCTGTGATAGCCTGTGACTTTTCGTATTCAATAAACTTTGAAGGCAAATCTTTAAACTTAGCAGGCATAGAGCTTTTTAACGTTGCCTCGTATTTAAAGTCATTAAACGTTTTTTCCGTTTGTTCATACTTTAATTTCCACTCTTTTGTTTTCTCATTTATAACATCCGGGAATTTGGCTTTTTCTTCTTCGAGTGCTGTAATTCGAGCCTTTAAAGTTTCGTCTCCCTTATGATTCTTTAATTGCTCTTTAAGTCCGGTAATTTCCTCATTAATCTGAGCAGTTCTTTCTGTTATCTGACCTTCGAGCCATGCCTGATTTGCACGTTTAACGTAATCAGTTGTTTTTTCGTTGTCGTTCTTAGGCACTTTTGTTAATGTCAACATAGCCAAGTCCACTTCGTCAAAAGCTTTCTTACCTACATTTTCAGGTGTAAATTTCTTAGCTGCATCCCCTAGCAGTTCTAATGCTTGTTTGGCTTTTTCTTCTTCTAAGCCTATAGTTTTAAGATCATCAATTGTTATCATCGTCCCTGATGTTTTTGGTTAAATTAAAGTTTACTTACAAATTCTTCCAACTCTTTAGTTGTTGCGTTCTTTTTTGGTGCTTGGCCAGCTTCTATAAGTTTTGCCCTCATTTCTGCGCGATGTTCTTTTTCTTCGTCCTTTGACGTATCAGCTTCGCCTTTTACCGGTTTAACTTCAAGCTTTGGCAATAAGTCTTCTTTTGCTTTTTTGTCATGCTCTGATATAGCTGTTATTGATCCATCTGAATTAACCATCTTATCAGGATAAAACAGGTCAATAACTTCGTTAACTGACAAAATACCTGCTGAATGATGTTTACTTTCGGCTATTTCAACACCAACAACCTTTTTATTAAACACACGCCAGTTTTTTGCTATTTTATGAACATCGGCATCTGAAAAGTACTGTGTGTTATAAACTGGGTTAAACTCAGTTTGTTCCTTGTTCGGAAGCAATGCTTCCAGGAATTTGATTTTGTACATAGCTGTATAATTGATTTTTAATTGTAATTATTTTCTGTTGTTCTGTTAGTGTTTCACTCATTGATAGGTAGAAGTCATATATAGATCCCATTGAACTTTCAAACATAGTAACGCAATCAGTGAATTGAAGCCTTAAGTCAATTAGTTTTTGATCTGTTACTATTTTCCCGATACCGCCTATAAACTCAGAATCCGTTATCCCTGAATAAGGCAGTAACTTATAAAGCAATCTTTCTCTTTCAAGTTTCTTAGGACTGTTTCTAAACTTAACTTCAATTATTTGTTCATCGATTTGTTTTTTATTAATAGGATTGCATGAATCTTTCCTTAGTTTAAGCAGGTCTGATTCTGATTTAAGATAGAATTCGGATCCTAAGAAAAATGAATTTGAAATAAAACCTTCGTCGTATCTTAATTTAAACATACACCAATCGGCAAACTTCTTTACTTTTGATATATTAGATGCAACACGTTTTAAGATTCCCTCTTTGCTTTCATAAGACATCTTAACTTGATCCTGATTAACGGATTCGCTTGCAAGCAATTTATCTTCACCACAAACAGATTTTATAATTCCATCTTTCATTTCAAGTATCCATTCGTGCTGCTTTACAGTTCCTTCAATTGGAGGTGTTATGAATGTAGCCAGCGGATCAGAAGCGTTAACCTTTCCGTCCCTTATGGCTGCTGAATTTAAGTCTATCTCAATATAATTCCCAGCGCCTTCGCCTGCATGACTTTTTTCACCGCAAGCCGGACAAAGCACTAATGATCCGTTTTCAAGTATCGGTGTATCTCCGTTGTATAGGTAACCTCCGTTACATGTTCCGGATTTACCGCTTACATGTTCCTTACCATTATATCCGCAATTCCTTTTAGGGCGTTGCATCGTCGGATTTAGATACAATAAGTCACTTTTACGGCTCTCGATGACCTTAATCACATACCAAAACAGATCGTCGTAGTTAGGCGTTAATACGCCTTTCCGGAGTACATGTGTTTTATTAAGTCTTTCAGGCCACAAGAACATAACCGGGCATTTTCCTAGCCTGTGTGGGTGAGTAAATATTTCAGTTTCTACATCACCAACCAACTCATGTTTTGAGTAAAACTGATCTGTGTAGTAGTAATAAAACTCTTTTTTGTCTTTTTCTTCACGAAAAATTATTTCCTTAACACTTAAATCGTCGTTTAAATCAAGATAAACTACCCTGTTAATATCAAGTACGTAAATATACGGTTCCGGTTTTGATGTTGGCGCTGATGGCAGGTCAATAACAAGAAATGAATTGAATCTGTATTTAATCGCCTCCCAATATTCTTCGCGCCAAAAGTTTTCTATTTTTTCCAGATATGTTAATCCGTCTTTTTTAAGCTCTGAATCTTTAAACTCATAGTTTGAGTTCTGATCCTGTGAATCAAACACCCTATAAAGCTCTGAAAATATTGTTTCGCAAAGCTCAATTGAAGGTATTGACTTACCTAAAAATGCGGTGAAGAATCTATTTACCCGGTGAGTTGTGTTATTGTATAGATTACTTACCCTTAACTTAAAATCATTGTAAAACGGGTTCTTAGCGTCAATTGTAATGTAGAAAGATTGCTCATACTGAAGCTTTGACGCTTCGGAAATATCAAATAAGTATTTGTTCTTTGCGATTAAATCTCTTATCATTTGAACAATAATCTACTCAAATTTACAAAAGAGATTGATTAAAAAGTATGCCTGCGTATTTATGTTATGTTTTGCGTGAGACAACATAACATTTACTCTTTGTAAGGTATGTTTTCCGTGTCGAAATATAGGTCAAAATGATTATAAGTTTCCTTTAACGTTTTCTTCGACCATCTTAATACGGTGTTGTATGTAACGCCGATTATCTTTGCAGCCTTAGTCTTAGTACAGTTATAAGACTTTGTTTTTTTATTGTCTATTACTGTTATCATGTTACTCTAAAAAAATCGTCAATGTTTCCTAATTCAAACCATTCACGCATCATCAAATTATCCATAAAATCAGGCGATAACCCAGATATTAAAGTCTTTTGTTCATCTTTTGGTATTACAGACAATTTACCATCTAAATCAGGTTTATCCTTACGTATAGCCTTCATTTGATGCTCTAAAATCCATTTAATAGTGCGCCCCTTGTATATTGCTGGACGCGGTAAATTAAACACTCTGTTTGCAACTTCAGGCGATATATAGTACATATCATAACCTTTCTTGCCATTTGTTTGATTGATACAGTAAGCCAGATTAAAATATAACTGTGATTTAAGGTTTTTGTAATTCTCTTTTCCTATCGGAGTTTTACCTCCATGGAACTCAACACAATTAGAGATATAGCCAGTTAGTCCTTGTCCTACACCGTCGGCATCGAATAATATGTTTGTGTTAGGAACTTGGTATTTAAGTCTTAATGTATTAATTTTATCCATCGCTTCTTTACCGGAGTTTGAACCACAAATGTCTATATCTATCAGTATTTTACCATCCCAAACCATAATTATAAGTAAGTCCCGGCCGGTTGTGGCTATATCAGCAGTTATATATCTTTTTGTTCGCTTTACAAAATCATTTGTAAATATGTTTTGAAAGTCAGGATAATTGATAATTACATCTTTAGCAACTTTTACTTTCCAGTTACCTCTTAAAAATCTATTTTGTTCATCTTCACCAAGTGAAAGTAAGTTAGCTAGATACGAAGGATCATCCTTTAAAAGTATCTTATTTTCAAATATATCACCCTTAATAAAAGTAAATGACTTAATTAAATCATGTTTGTTCTCAATCGGTATCAAATCAAGTTTGTATTTAGCCTGTTCATAAACTTCATTTTTTGATGACCCCCAAATATATTGACCCTCTATGGTTGTGTAATACCTGATCTTGCCATCCCTATCTGGATGTATGAAACCTTCATCATCCAAGTACCAGTCTATTAAATCAGCAACAAAACTATCAGGATCAGGATTACAGCTTGCCCTAACGTAAGGCTTAACACCGCACGTTGACCTATTCCAGGTCATTAACATATCAAATTGCTTTTTGTCAAATTGTGTGAGTTCATCAAATGCTATGTAAGGCATTTCAGTACCTTGGTAATTAATCCAGTCATCTTCATTTTGCATGTGCCTGAAAAGAAACCTTGAAGAAGGAAAAGCCCACTCTAATTTTGATTTTGTAGGTTGCGCACCGAAATAGGGGTATAACTGTAATGACTTATCCCACATACCACCTGCATTTTCGATCTGAGGGTAGGTCCTACGGAATATTGTTGCGGAGAATCCTTTCTTTTTGTAGTGCCGTAATGGCTCGTATAATAAGCACCAAGTTTTACCCGGCCCGCTACTCCCCCCGGTTATTGCTATATCAGCAGGGCAAGAAAGTACTTTTTCCTGAAATCCGGGCTGAGGTCTGAATATCATTTATCTGCTGTTTCACGACCATTCTCAGGGAGATACATTTGAACGTCGACGTTTGCTTTTAAATCTACTTCCGTCTGCTCTTTAAGGCCTAATTCCCTTGCAATTATATTCGGATTAAGTAAGTCAGCAGCAGCACCTTCAAATTTCTGAGCAAAGAAAATACTCTTCACATGTGTAATGATGTCACGATACGCATCGTCTTTTTCGTATTGATAAAACGTATTTGTACTCATGTTTGCAAATAAACAAAATCCCTGAACAGTCATTGCCCTCATCTTATTCATCTTCGCTACAAAGCCAGTACCAAATGCCTTTTCTTCAATTAATGGATTTTCCTCACACCATTTAGCGTATTCATTTACTTTCTCAAGTAATTCATCCGGCTGGTATAATTTAGGTTTCTTCCAATCGTGAGCTAATTTCCAGTATTGATTGCCTTTAGGCGCGGCCATTTAAGTATATATTAATTCAGTACCTTTATAAATTATGCTTTGAGAAATAGTCTTTCCTGGTTTGTCGTAATCAAACTTTGATTTTATATTTAAATTATTTGTTTTAAGTAGTTGAATGAATTCATAAATATCATTATGTTTTTGAAACCATTCTCCATGAACCCTTAAGTAATCGAATATATAATGTAATTTGAATTCATAATAACCCATACCATAAAATACTTTAAGATACTCTAAATTATTGGGGTTTGATGATCTTAATGTAGACATGCGTATTTGCGTGCATGATGTACGCCCGATTTTAATATATTTATCTGATTCGATAAAATATAAATGATCCGATTGCCTATTATTAAATTTACCATTAAGCAAATCTGTCATTTCATGATACGAAAAACTAAATTTACATATTTCATCATTCTTAAGATTAAATTTATCTCTTATTTCGCCCATAAGATAACATACTTTTAATCTTATTGATTCACATTCCGTCTCACCATAAGCATTAACGCCGTCAAAAAATGCTGTAGTATATTCGTCAATCAACGGATAATTAACCTGATTATAAAACTTTCGTTTTTCGTTAATATCTATTTTAATTGATCCTTTAGGCATTTATTTAATTATCAATTGTTTCAATGTTGATTTCTTCACCCGCCTGTAATGCTTTCAACGCTTCAGAATCCATTATAAGGCTTGCCGTGTGATCTTTCCCTATTCCAATCAGGACCTCTACGGTATCAACTGCGTATTCTCGTTTCATGCCGGATTTGTTTTCAATCAGGATAGCTGTCATTGGTATTGTAATTCCTTTACCGAGTATGTTTTTCATCTCTTTATTTTCCAAAAGTTAATACTTTTTCAGAAAGTGTCTTTAAGCTTGCATCGATTCTTTCAATTTCTTCAGATAGCTTTTTGATTTCTTTTGCTGTTTTGCTCATTTTTACTAAATTAATCACTGCAAATACAACACAAACACCAATTCCGACAGCGGCAATAATGACGATTATCAGTTCAATTTTCATTACCTATTTTTTTATAAATTTCGTCTGTTATGTATCCTATTAAATAAGCATAAGCCTCTCCGCTTTCAAGTGTTAGCGGTATATCTATGCTTCTGAACAAAAATTCAACCGCATGAAATACTTCATGAACAATTACATTATGTTTTGTCGATTTAAAAACTATGCAGGTTTGCCGACCCGGAAACATGACTGTACGAGCTTCAAATTCACCTTTCAATTCTTTGATTCTTTTTTTTGTCTCAAAATCAATCGGTAATCGCTTTTTGAGTGTTTTCTTTATGTTTTTGTAAGGCTCATTTACAAAAATCATTAAATCAAAAGGATAAACTGTATAATTAACTGTAAAAATCATCGCTTAATTTTGTAGTACAAATATATAACATTGAGATTAATAATGCAAATATATTTTTCGTCACTGATTTTTAAACATTCATCAACTTATTAAAAAATAATTTGATAAATACTTGCATAGTATTACGCAAGTGCGTATCTTTACTTCATCAAATAACAATAAAATGAAAACGATAGATCAGATGCTCGAAATGATAAGTAACGAAAAGCAGATAGTTATAGCTGTTAGAGGTGATTATCATGAATATGAATATCTTGATTATACAAAAAATTCGATGCATAAAGATGATAATATGGATGTTGCCGTAGAACTTGAAGGAACTTGCGCATTGAAAGTATGGGAATATGGACAAAGCGTAGAAGATATGAACGAAATAGAATTAAGACTACAAGAATTAATTGAATTTGTTAAAAGTTACGGACCTCATGTACACATCATAGCTTGCGAAGTTAATCAATATGAATACGGATGGGATGAAACCGATTACGGCCAGGAAATTATAATGAAAGATGCTTGGGTAATTTCAAATAATAATTAAAACTTACGAATATGGAAACTAAATACAAATCAAATCGTAAATACGTGCTTGCAGGCACATGTGTATTAATCTATGCGTCAGGTTTATTCGGACGGTTACATTACTATCGTACCAGGTTTTTTCGCACGCGGAAAGTATGTATTGCTTATTTCGATTCGCTATGATTGAGAAAATTTTGAACTGGTCTGAGTTATCAAGGTATATCACAGACGGAGGAGATCGAAATAATCTAAGATTCGGTAAGCGGATCCCTAAAAAACATGTCAAAGAACTTGATCGGTTGTTTAATGAACGACTGCCGGAGTGGTGGAAAAATTACAAATCTGATTTAGAATAAGTGTCCGGCGGTTAAATTTTCGCCAGAAAAATAGCCAAACGGTTATCTTTTTTATAGTACGGTTAAATTTTTACCGTTAAACTTCAACTTGTCTCCGTTAAAAGTTAAATAATTATCGCCTCGTCTGCATATCTTAAGCAGGACGAATAAAAAGATAGCTACTGATATAAAGAATATACCAATGGGCATAAGTTGTTTTAAAGCTTCTAAAAATAGGTTCATGGCTTTTCAACGTTTATAATGTTTTCGTAATTGAGAATTATTTCCCGGCCTTCGTTATTAACATCAAATAATACATGATACTTGGTTGATGCGGTTATTATTCCGGTTTTGGTTATTTGTTCGTGAATTTTGTTTTTAAAGGCCATTAATATTAACTGGCCTTTAAATTTCTTTATTAATTTTGGTTATAGTTCATTGTCAAAATTTCCGTTAGTTATTGCGGCTTCTCGTTCATTAGAATCATATTCGGCATATCCGCATGAAATACACTCAAATGATCTTATTCCACGGCTAAATACATTCTTTTGCTTTTTGATCTTTTTCAAAGTTAGTTTTTCTCCACATAATGGACATATATTTTTGAATGGATCATTATATGGCGACGGTGAAACTTCATATATACGTCCTTTTTTATCAATTACCCTCATCTTAAATATGCTTTTTCAAGTTCAAGCCTAAATTTAGGCAAAACTTCTGAAGATCTCAATTTATGATACTCTATTTTTTCATATAATTCAATATGATCAATATTTATAGCCTTTGCCATTATATTCATGCATCCAGGCACGCTATTCCCAAATTGAAAACAAAAATCTTCTTTATAAATAATATCTTTTATAATCATTTGCCAAAGCGCATTTAACCCGTTTGTCTTTTGCTTATCTGAGCATTCTAATTTAGTAAAAACATTACAAACGGTTACATATAGTTTTCTGGCTTCATCTTTATCGAGTTTAAAGTCGGATAATGATAAATAAGCCTCCATTACATACCAGTCTTTAAACTTATTTTCTACTCGTCTCATCCACCGGTTAAATTTGAAAGCATAAGAATGTAGTAATTTTACGCCAAACAGCCTCAGAATTGATCCAGGAATGAGTAAAATTAAAAAGCTTATTACATATATCACCCATGCAAGGATAATTAA